TCTTGTAAATGTTTTCTATCTTTTATATGTTTGTATAAATTAACATTTAGTACGTCTATTTTAAAGTATCCCAACTCTTCTGCTTTTTTATGATCAATAGTTGCTAACCCATTAAATGGATTAGTTGGTATGTCATGAAAATACACACCAGTATTGTGTTTTTTAAATTTGCCTTTTTCTTCTATAGTGGCAGGTACATGTTTAATAATATTCAATAGTTTATTTCTATCTGCAATATCAATATCAATATCTGTGTTTACAATCATAAGTTTGCTTCCATCATTAATTCGCTTACCCAGTTAAAATCTCTAGGATTTAGTTCTATTTTTTTCTGCCAATAGTTTACATCTACAAAGTCTAAAATCATTTTTATATGTTCGCTACTAATACAATCCAATAAAGCCTGTGCTTTTTGACTTGCAAATATAATCCATGGACTTAATTTTCCACTTGTAATATGAAATATAATTATGTTAACGCTAACGTCATCAAAGTATCTATTAAATAGTACATTGTGTTCCTGGCAATATTCTTGTAAGAACATTATACTACGTTCTATTGCTCTTTCAACACTTTCATTTTTTTGTCTATGTTTTACCCATTTTATATATTCTCTATCGCTCGTCCATCTATCTACACGTATTCTATTATCAAGTAAGAATTGTGTAAGAGATGGAACATCGTCTATTCTTAAGTCAACACAATAATTTCCATATTTTACAAATGCAGTATAGTATTGACTTTTACAAAAATCATCATATGTTTTATCTTTCTTTGCATTTGTACTAATTTTATAAAAAAGCTGATATGATCTATATCCTAATTGTACGTGTTTTTCATTACGCTGCATAAATCTACGTTTCTTTTCGCACTTGTGTACAAAAAGTGTAGACTCCTTAACAAAGCTCTTGTTACAAAATTCACAAGTAAACATTATTTTAACAATTCTTTAATTTTCTTGTCATCCATTCCATACTCAAGAAATTTTTGTTTCCATTCGTCTTTAGTTGTGTTAGATAAAATTATATCTATTTCATCATCATTAAGCATATTATAGTTTTCTGCTACCCATGCTTGTAATTTATTTTTCTTGCCTGCTTTGCCTGGTGCTATCCAAGCATGAAACACAGACTTACCTAGCCCAACTAATTGTAGTAATTGAAACTGTAATTGTGTATGTTTTCTTAACTTATTAAAATGTACATTTACAACTTCATTTGTCCATTCTAAATAATGCTCTGTAAACATTTTGTCATTGCAATTACTAGTATATCTCATAAGTAACCAAGGACTTAATTTCTTTTTTTCCTCGTCTGTAAGACTATCAAACCAAGGACGATCCTTGGTGTCAATTGCTCGCATTTCCTCTTTAATATTCAGTTTACTCATTAAAGTACATTTCCCTCCGATTCCCATAGCCCATTTTTTCGTTGTATTTTGTTATCGAATTATTGATAATAGTCCATTTAGACCAACTATCCTGGCAATGACTAGTTTTTAAAAAAAATACCATATCAATAATATACACTAGATTTGGTTTATTGTCACGCTTCAATTGCCAGTTTCTTGCACTAAATGTTTGGTTATTCTTTCCACCAAGAAGCGTATTAACTAAAATACTAAAAGCAATAAACACTCGTTTGCAATATTTTACCATAATTGACTTATATCTAATACTTCAGGAAGTTTATTAGATTCCTTAACAAACATAGCACAAGGAGCATTTGGTTCGTCTGACAATGGAACGCATAACAAATGTCCAAATTTTAATTTTGGAGCATACCATTTTACATCTGTAAAAATATTTGTAATAGTTACATCTAAGTATTGAGGAGTAAATCCTGTAATTGGATTAAATGCAAATGCATGGAATCCCCTATCATTTAGACTCATTAAACTAAGTACTTCTGGTTCTCCCACCATTGGATCACATATAACTATGCTCCAGTCCAATGGCATATTAATAGTATATTTTCCAATTTTTAAAACTGCTGCTGGAGCATAAAAACTTTCTAAAAATACCAATGGAATAAAATAATAATCAATATTTTGTTGATTAGAATAATCTAAAACCCCATACCTTAAATCGTCTATTGTTTCTGGAATATCGTCCAGATCATATGTTTCGTTATCTACTGTTAAAATCTTCACTGCCAGTCTACCTTTTCTATAGTAAACGGATAATTTGCCTCTTTATAAAACTTTTTCCGTTCTGTTAAATGCTTTTTACTAAATTTTGCAGTGCTGGTTATATCCCATATTTCTACACTGTCTTTATCTTCTGCTTTACGTATTCCTCTACCAATACTCTGTATTACTCTTACAAAGGACTTGCCAGGCTCCAAAAGAACCAAGTTAAAAATGCGAGGAATGTTAATACCCACGGCAGCCACTCCGTAGGTTGCGACAACCACTTGATTAGTTCCTTCATTGATATCATCATATGCATCCTTTCTATCTATACTTTTCATTTCTCCACTAACAAACTGAGCATTTGGAATATTATCACATATCATTTGCCCACCTTTAATTCTGTCTACAAGTACAAGTGTATTTCCACTAAGCGATATCTTTTTAATTAATTCGCTCACATACTCAATTCTGGGCTTATTTGTTGTTAAGTATGACAACTCACTTTGATAGTTATTGTACTCTGTAATTTCTTTCATTTGTACTACATTAACGTGGCATTGACTTAACACACCTTCTTCCTGTAATGTCTTTGCACTAAGTCGATTTACTACTTCACCCAGACATGCTTGAAGGCTAACAAATTCATGATCTGCTTTTGGTATTGTGCCAGTTAATCCCCAACGTAATGGTATATGATTAAATTCTTTAGTAAGTAAATCTTTCAATACATCTGCTTTAGCTTGGTGTACTTCGTCTACTATTACACATACTACATCCTCTACAAAGTCTTGCAAGGACATTTCATCAAGGCCATCTCTGAACCGTTTCTTAATACTGTTTAAACTTTGCCAGGTACAAATAGTATGGGTTTTTCCTATATCTTTTTTGTCACCAAAATAAACTCCTACATCAAGACCTAAATTTTCATAATCCTCAAATGTTTGTCTAACCAAATCTTTGTTAGGCACAATTACAATTGACCTGCCATACTTTTCCACCCGTTCACTAAGTGCAGCAGTTACCAGTGTCTTACCTGCACCAGTTGCGATTTCTTGTAAACAATGCGGAGTTTCTAAATACTTGTTTACAATTTCAATCTGATAGTCACGCAATGTTACAGGTTGTCCTGCAACCGGATGCTTTTCAGGCCATACTTTATGTTGGAATGTAGTTTCGTCAACTAAATTAAATTTTAAATCCCAATCGTTACGTTGATCTAAAATATCAACTTGATAGTTTGCATTTACAATAATTGGCAATAGACGGTCTAACAGGTTCAGATATGTTGCGCCTCCAATACTAAAATAGCTCACACATCCATCCCATCTTCCTAGCTTGTATGCAGGAACATGATAGGCATACGGCATAAAGAACTTTAGTTCTTTTTCCATTTTTTTACGAGTATTGAGATCGATACCTTCGAACTTACAGTTTACTTCATCTTTAATAATAAGTTTACATTTCATATACTTAATATACAACAGAATACTAAAAATGTCAATTAGTTATGAGTTTTCAATGTAAAACTTTAGTAATAATAAACATGCCATTGTTACTGCGATTGCACTACCCAGCGATATCCAAAAATGAAAATAGTACAAACCATAAACAAACACAGGAAAAAATATCAAACTAACAAGAACAAAATATATAGTTTCTTTTGCTAACTGTTGAAATACTGAGGTCTCAACTCCACTGTAATACATGAAAATTAAACTAATAATTGTACCTAACGGTATACCAAGTATCAATGCACCAATTGTAGGATTACCACGCTGAGCTGCTGTCACAACTCCTGCTACAATTAATCCACCCAATATAGCTTTAATTATAAATTCCATTACAATTCATATCCTACTTGATCTAACCATCGTAACATCATCTTTGCCCATTTTCTATGTTGTATTGGTCCTGCATGCGAATTATCAGATGCAAGATCTAAAAATGGAATATTTCTATCTAAAAACAAAATAGGGCATGCATATTTTAGTTGGTCTCTGAAATAATTTTTAGTAACAGATTCATGCCTGAATTCTTCGTTTGGATATGTCCAAGGAGGCTCTGTAAAAAAATTAATAGGAGTTATTCCTATTTTTTCTATTAGAAGATTTGTGTAATGTATATAATGCCAATTTGCTACTTCTGCTTCTGATGCTGAATGGTACACTTCAAACCATTTGTCGTAGGTCTTCTTTGGATCATGCAAGAACATACGGATTGCTGGTAAGCCCTGTGGGTATTGGTTTTCTAATAACGTATTTTCAAATGGAACACTAGGATCTTTAAAAATTGACCACCTAGATCCAAAATTATTCCAGAAAAAGATAACCTTATCTGTTTTTTGAATCATATTATGCTTTACACATTCATTTGTCCAATGAAATATTTCTCTATTGTTTGCTCCACTTACTCCAAAGTTATAATATTCTAAGTCCCATTTGTTCGCTATGTGTTGTCCCCAATTTTTAGTACTACCAAAATTTTTGAAAGTTTTTTTGTTAAAATTAGTTTCTGAGGGTACTTTTACCTCTTGCTTTGTGTCTGGTAGTCCATACCCAAAAGTATGACTGCAACCATAAGTAAATAATCCATTTTTCATAATAATATTTAGTAAGGAAAGACCTGCCCTAAGGCAGGTCTAAAATGTATACGTGGTGCGTTTTACACTCGCCGCATACATGTAACTTCAGCAGTTCGCTTCCACTTTTGACTGCCAAAACTCTTTTTAAGATCTGCAAGTTTAGTAACCATACGCAAACTAATCTCACGAAATTTTTCTTTGTTATCAATCATAAAGCTCATTAGCTCTGCTTCTTCAGCTTTGGTAAATTGATACTCATTAAGCATACCATCTTTAACAATTTGCTTACAACGTAATACCTTTTCACGTGTAGTATCCATTGTAAGATCCAAGTAATGGCAACGTGACATAATAGCATCTAAGTGGTCTTTAATTTTACCACGCACCTTGTCAAACTTAAGGTTAGTAATAAAAATAACTGAACCCTTAAATTCAAAAGTATCTGGAATACCTTCACGGCGTAACAATGCACTATCAGTATTCCAACTAATCTTACGTTTTTTACTTGAGTCAAGTGCCGCTTTAAGCAGGTTAAGTGATGTTTCGTCATACAGTACAGTATCACAATCATCTAGCACAAGCACGTTATTCTTATCTGCATTCTGAAATAGTACCTTGTATAACCCAATAGCAGAACTAGCACCTTTGATAACCTCAAACCGCATCTTGTTGCCTGCTAGTTTGTCAAACAAACTATTCTTTTCTAGTACTTGTTCTACACCAAATGATTTACCTACACCTGGAGGTCCAGTAACAACCATACCACGTACAACACCATCAATTGATGCTTGTGTCATATCATCTAAGATACTAAAACGTTCACGCATACGTTCGATGATTTGCTCATCTGTTTCATTTGGATTGTCAACTGCATCATTTACTACTTCTAAAATTTTAGTAGCTTTTTTTACACGAGTTTTCTTTAGCTGCATTGCTGTTGGCATATATCTATCCTTTTGTTTTAACTTACTCTTATACATTACAGCAAGACGCATTGGTTGTCAACAGAAAAGCGAATAGCTTTATCTAAAGAAAACAATAGGTTATAATTATTTTTCAAATATTTTTTTAATTATTGTGCGATGACTATTTTTATCTGCACACTGATGCAAACATCTTCTTACAAAATTAGGATGATCTGGATGCATCCTTGCTTTTAATTCTGTAAAGGGAGATTTTTGTAATATAGAATCCATACTATGCAATTTTAGATCGTTCCAATCATCTTCCATACTAGGATCCCATTTTTTCTTTTTAAATGATTCAGTGTCATGAAGAAAACAACAAGGATATAATTTTTGATCTGCACTTACATATAACTCAGGAACATTAAGTGCTTTACATTCTATAGAATCTACTGCATCTTTTATTAGTGTTTCATCATAATCTAAATTATCTTCTAAATTTTCTAAATTTTTTCTTATTTCTTGAAGTTTGCTAATATCCCTATGTGGTATAGTTTTACTTTGCTTATATTTTCTAGTTTGGGGTTTTTCTTTTTTCTTTAATTTGTTTACCTGTACAGATTCATTTTTACTCTCATGGTCTGCATTACGCCCACTTGTTTTAGATTCAAAATCTACACCCAAACTAATTGCAATATTTTTTGCAGTTTCAAACTCATCCATATTATGGTCAAAAGGAATAAACACCCAAGATGCTTTTCCTCCTGCTTGTGTAAATGCTGTCAAATTTCGAATTACAATATCCCATACTACATTAATTCTATATAGATGATTTGTTTTTTCTGCACCATCAATAGCCCACTTTACAGTAAGGTTATCAAGTTGTCCAAGTTTTGTCCACCACTCTGCATTATTATATCCACCGTTAGTACTAATAATTACATATGCGCCATTTTCAGTAAACCATTTTGTAATTTCATAGCACTCTGGGTTAAGTATAGGATCTCCACCCAATCCATATAATGCTATCTCAAAGTCTACTTCTTGAAATTTTGGCACAAGATGTCCAAAAGATCTTTTAACATCTTCTAGTGTGTGGTTCCCGTTACCTTTTAAAGGAGAGTTTGCCTCTGTCCTAGGACATAAAGGACAAGCGGCGTTACAATCGCCGCTTAGTTCTATTTCTATCTTATCGAGTTTATTCCATGCATTCATAAAACTATTTAGTGTTAGTAATTTTAACCCTATTAATTAAAGTTTCTTTAGCACCAGAAAATTTACTTAGCTCATGAGCTTTAACTGTTCCACGAATAGTAATTGTTTTATCATTTATTATATCACTAATATCTGGCTGCTCTCTCCACCAAAACTTGATAATGTTTTCGTTATTATAAACAGTAGTAATCATATAAACATCACTTGATTGTATATATTTTACATCCAAAACATCTACATCAATATCATAACGAATACCTTTTTTACCAAAATACTGGCTTGTATGTTTAATTTTAGACATTTTGTCGTTTAATACTTCACGTTTTTTATCAATTACAATACTATTAGGCATACTTGCAATTAAACTAACAGCAAATTTGTTTAAATCTTCATTTAATGCCTTAATAAGAGAATTCTCAAAACTATTTGAACTACTAGTAAGTTTTTTAAGCATGAGTTTGCCATTGATACGATCAAGCATTTCTTTTGCTTGATCCATATATTTTGATTCAGGGATTTTTTCTGATTTAATTTTTTCTAAAATACATGTCTTGTTATCAAAGGTACGTATTTCAGTTTTACCATCATCAGCTATACGCACAGAACCGTGGCCGCTTTTTACAAAACCTTGCTGTTCGTGTATTTCTATAGCAAATGCAAGGGCATCTAAAACTGTATAGTTATCAAACATTACAGATCCAACTCTAACTGGTGTCCATAACCATGATAAACATTGCTTTCTTCACGGCTCTTTTCAGGTGTAGTCCACCCAACGCCGTTAAGGCCACACCATACATAACCATTATGCATTTTATAAACTTCATATGCTGTAAGAACAGTATAGTTTTCATCAAAGCCTTCATCTAATTTAGCGATCAGTTGATCAAATGTCCAACCATAAAAATCACAACGTTTATTTAAAACAGTCATTGCGCCTTTAATCTGCATTATACTTCTCCTTCAAATTCTTCTACTTCACGACCTTCAGCAAACAACATCAATTCAACAGCCAATGCACGAGCTTGTTCACGAGTCAAATCTATATGATTAAAAAAACCATCTGACGTAGTAGGCTGACTGAAACCACGTGCTTTCTTTTGTGTTATCTGTACACACTGCTTACGGTCAACTCCACCCCAAAAACGAGTTTGAGTCAATTCACGTGTTGAATCTAAATTTGGTACATTGCGTAAATCAGTTGACATGTTGTAATCTTTCTGTTTGTTTAACTTATACACTTAATATAGCACCAAAACGTCTTGGTGTCAAGAAAAAACGCAAGAAAAGTTTCCTGCGTTTTCAATAACTTGTAAAATAATTTAATTTTTATAGTGAAATATCTTCTAAACCTGCGGCTCTTAATTTCACAATGTTGTTTATTTGAAATTGTTTTGCTTCTAATGCTTTAATTATACCAATATATCTATTACGCACTAAACTAAATTCGTTAATAAGATACTGCATATCAACAACTTCATCTTCTCCATCAACAAACTTTTCTGCATCACGGCTACTTAAAGCTCTATTGTAACTCTCTAGGAATTTACGAAAAGTCTTGCTTCGTAGTTTTCGCATTTCAGTATTAAGATGTTCTAATATTGCTTCTACTTCTTGTAATTGGTTGAAACGATGTTCAACAATACCTGGCATATCTCGACTATGTTTTTCAACAACGCCTTTCATAGAAGTTTCTAATCTTGCTTGATCGAGCTCACGTTCAAAGTGAGAGACGGCCGAAACTATCTCCCCCAAATTACGTGCTACTTTATTATACCATATACTCATTAGTATTCATATTCTTCGTCATCTTCATTATATTCACCATACAGGTCAATATCTTCGTTTTCTACTTCCAAATACTCAGCAATTGCCGCTTCAATTAATTCACAATGGTCACTTAGATCAGGGGCACATTGCTTTACATCGATACCAAAGTCAACTAAGTGGCGAACAACTTCTTCAGCCCAAGTAGGACGATCTTTTTCAGCCATAATAACTTTTGCACTATCATATAATGCAAATACAAATTCTAAATCACCATCATTCAACATTTACTTCTGCCTCTTCATCAATGATATCTTCTTCAATTGCATCTACTACTTCGTTATCCCACTCTTGCATAACCAAATCTAAATAGTTACTATCATTACGTTCCCATGCCTTGCGGAATTGTAAAACAACTTCTCCGGTAGTTGAACTAGTATATTCTAGACGGTTTCCTACCTTTTTAAGTACTGCTTTTGCTTCAAAGAAATCTACTAGTCCACTATATGGACTCATGCCAGTTTCATATGGAATCTCCACTTGTACACTTTCAAAAGGTTTGGCATAACGTGTTTTCATTACTTTACATGCTGCTCTAATACCATGTACTTGTGATGTTTTGTTGCCATCTGCATCTACTTTTAATTTAAGTTTACGCATAGCAATAACAATACTTGATGCATAGATAAAGCCTTGTCCACCACTAATCTTGTCATCTGGATCAAACATGTCTTGTGATGCGTATGTGTGGTTTGTACATAACATACCAACATTAAATTCACCAAACATATTAACAGTATTACGAACAAGTGCAGTTAGTGCTTTGGGCTTACGTCCTAAGTCACCTTTCATGTCACCCTTTTGAAACTGATCAACATCTGTAGGTGTTAGCATCATGCCTAACGAGTCAATTACAAACAATACTTTAGGACGTTCGTCCTTTTCTTTATCTGCATATTCTGCTTTGTAATCTTTCATAAAGTCACTAACTGTTTTAGCAACATCATCAATCATACTCATGTTAAGTTTTAATAGTTTTTCTGGTGTAGTATCTACATTCAGTGCGTGTAGCCATTTCTCATCTAATGCATTTTCTGTGTCAATTAGAATAACAAATATGCCTTGATCTTGTGCCGCTTTTACAATGTTGCCTGCTGCAATATAGCTTTTGCCTGCACCAGATTCACCAGCTAATACTGTTACTTTTCCAAGTGGAATACCTTTATCAAAGTCTCCACTAATAAGTTTGTTTAGTGTATAATTACCTGTACTAATCCATGTATCTGGATCATTAAACCCGACAGATAGTCCGGGCACCGCTTTAGTAATACTTTTACGGAATTTACTTACATCGAATGGTTTTGCCATTTATATCTCCAATAGAATTAATAAAGGAGACGGCTCTATACCGTCTCCATAAGTTTTTTAGGATTCTTTACGTTGACGAATCATTGCCAAGATATCTTGTGCGCTTGGTTGTTCATCACCACCTGCAGTTGCAGGTTCTGGAGTTGGTGCAGGGGCAGGAGTTGCCGCTGGCTTTGGATCTTGCCAGCCTGTATCAGTTGTTGTTTCTGCTACTGGTGCCGCTACTGGCGCAGGTGCTGCTGCCGCTACTGGCGCAGGTGTTGCCGCTGCTACTGGCGCAGGTGCTACATTGCCTGTATTTGCAGGCGCATCCATTCCATATGGACGATAATATGTAGCAAAACGCTCTGGATCATAAAGTTGACCATCTACACTTGCTTCAAACATCTCAAAAATTGCATTTAATGTTCCTGCGTCAGGACGCTTTGGAAGAAAGTCATTTAGATTAAATAATCCATTTGCCGCAATTGCATCACGCTCTGTTTGATCTAATGATCGTTCTCTACGAGCCCAATTACTAGTACCATAATCTGCATACTGTCCTTTAGTACCTTTGGTAATTTTAAAGTCAGTACCCATTTCATAGTCTGTAGGAATCTCCTGGAAGTCAGGATCCATTAATGCACTACTAATGATTTTATAAATCTGCGGGGAGATTACAAAACGTCGAATTGGGTTTTCTGGAACACTGTCCTCATTCATATCGCTTTGTGTTACAAAGCCTTGGAATACGTAGCTACGTTTTTTCCAAAACCTACGTGCCATATCTTCCATTGCATTGTCTTTAAACCAAGGACGAATTTCTGCATGCACTGGGCATGTTTCATTCCACATTTCTACACATGGTACCTGGATAGTTACAGGTTTGTTTTCGTCATGACCTTTTACACCTGGAAATGTAAAACGCATCATCTGACGTTCTTTCCAAAAGAAAGTGTTTTCTGGATCTGAATCTGGAAGGAATCTTAGTGTTGCACTTGATCCGGAATCAATGTTCCAATGTGCAAAGATTGCGTTGTCGCCGCCACCTGAAGATTTACTACTTGTTGATTGTTCTTGTTGTGCGAGTTTCGCACGGATTTCTGCTAAAGTTGCCATATTGTTTTCTCCTATATTAGCCTATATTAGTATTGTATATTGCACACATCTGTGCGCTTTTGCCTTTAATTGCCTATACAGTATATAATTTTTATTGCTTACTGTCAAGCAAATAGTTGATTTCCTTAGGAAATTTTTCTACGCATAGCAGTTAATACTGTTTCTGCGATAGGTTGTACTGATTCTTCTTTTTTAGCACCAGTGTAACCTTTTTTAAGAATATGATTGATGACTTTAACTACAAGCGATATAGTTTGTTTGTCCATATCATGAATAGCAGTACTTAATCTACTAAACACATTACTTGCTTCATCATTCTTAGTCTCTTGTGCTAGGTAAGATAACATTGAGCTTACCTTTGCCATAGGACCTTGTTGGCCGCTATATTTCTTTGGATCCTCATTATTTGGATTCGAAGGATCGTTTGGATCTAGACTTAATTTAAAGTCTGCTCCATCTTTAATCATTGCATATAGTGATGTCAATGTTTCTTTATTAATTTGATCCATTGTTTCTTTCTCCTTGACGATACGTGCTACTGTTGTAAGTACAGAATCCATGTTTCTGTTCTCAAATGTATCATACACGAATCTTTGTGCAATGTCAACCGAATTTTCATCTAATTCTTCTGTTTTTTCTTCTACAGCCAGTTTATCATAACCACCCTTTGTATGTAACTTACGTATATCATCTTTAAGTTGCTTCATACGACTTCTGCATGTTTCAACTACTTCTTGGTTACCTTCATTTACTAGCTTATTTCTCTTTACATGGTTTAAAAATTGATTTAAATCTGTGATTTCTTCACAAATGCCAAGTATTTTATTACCTTTTGAATCTTCAAACACCCCGCCATTATTGACGTGCATTGCCATTGCTTTTGCACCTGCCATATATTTGTGTGGAAATTGTTGGCGATTTCCTTGTCCATCTTCTACAAACAATGAGTGTATATGTCTACTTCTAGAACCACGTATTTCTTCATTCACACCTTTTGTATGCTTGACGATTAATCTACAGTTTTCCATTTGAATATAACTTGTTTTCAAGCTACCAAATGCTTTACTATATCCTTCAGTCACACTCTGGTGTGAAAAATCTTTTGGTTGTATGTTTTTGTTAAAGCGTCTCAATTTATATTCACCCATCGTATTATGTGTTACTGACTTGATATTGTTAAGTAACGTTTTGTTGTCTTGCAATTTAAAATCTGTGCCAATTTGTACTACAGTCTCTGTCTGTCCAGAATTGTCATTTCGAAGTGTAATTAATAAATCACCGTTAATTACATAAAAACGTGTTGCCTCAGCAGGTTCTAATGTTTTCTGTCCTGCATCGTTATACAGTACAATATCCATATTTGCACCTTTTAATATATTAAAAATTTCTGAAGCTAGTTGTTCCATTTTAAATCCTTTAAAGTATTTATCCAAAAAGTATATTTTAAAGCATACTGAATGGCATAGGTTGAACAAAATCATCGTCATCATATGCATCTTCACTTAGCAAATAATCGTATGCCTTTTCTTCATAATTTATTAGTTCTTGCGACATGCGAATTACCAAAATACTGGCCATTACTAAATCGTCTGTTTCACCTTCTTTGGCTGCATAAGTATTGCCACGTGCAATAAATGTTTTTAGTTCTCTTAATAGGTTTTGACTAGCAATACCCATTTTATCTGTTTCTATCCAATGTTTTAATTTACTACATGCTGATATTTTGCTTTTATGTGTAGTAGTAAATCCCCTACGAAATTTTTTACTATTTCCGTGTGCTTTGCTTTCACTTAAAAATGTACCAGGTATATTTTCTTCACCTAATTCCATAACACTTCCCAATGCTGCTTCCCCTAGTGTATTATTTTCAATACTATAATAAAGCTCACAATTACCTTTTGTTTCTGTATGAATATAGTCACATATTTGCTTAATAATTTTTACCTGTCCTTGAACACGTGTTCTATTATTTTGCCATTCTGCTATCTGTCTCATTCCTGGTAGTTCATATACTTGTATCGCACTATTATCCCCGCCTGTACCTAAACTTGGATCTAATGCCACCATGTATATATGATCTTTTTTAACTGGTCTATACCAACGTACTTGTCCCATTTTAGCATACGGATCTTGATATTCCATTTGAGCTAATTTTATACTATCAATAAGTGTTTCATCAAACGCAATAAATTCACAATTATGTTCACGTCTAAATCGTTCTTCTCCAATTTTATTACGTTCTTCTTCTGCCCATTCTTCATCTCTGTCTGGGTGTTGTATCCATGTGGCTAAGAAATGGGCAAAGCCATTTTTACCTATATCAGATTCATTTCCATATTCGTCAACATTCTTATTAGCTTCACGCCAAATTTGTGCAAACTGGTCGTCGTCCATATTTGGAGTACTAGTAATAATACATTTACCACCTGTACTAAGTGTTGGACTTAATGCTGTCCAGAACTCTCTGGCTATCGTTCCTCTAACAAATGCAAACTCGTCCAAGTAAGCAAGTGATATGGACAAACCACGTCCTGTGTTTTCTGTTGTTGCTTGTGCAATAATACGTGAACCGTTATCAAACTCTAAGCTACCTTTATTATATGCTGTTACACCTGCACGAATATAATCTGGTAATGTTTCATATGCAAATCGTATACGTTGCATAATCTCTTGAGCACCACTATACTTGTGTGCAGCAATAAGAATAGTTTGGTCAGCATGGAACATTGCATACCACAACAGGTATCCTGCCGCGGCTGTTGATTTGCCCATTTGTCTAGCAAGCATTGCTATACTAAATCTATTGTTGTGATAATTATCTACCAGATCTCTCTGGTAGTCAAAGAGAGCAAAACGCATACGTCCTTTTGTTGGGTGTTGAATGTAGCAATGCTCTGTCATAAAATATTTAGGATCATTTGCACATTTAGCCAACTCCATTAGTTGATCTTCTGTGTATTTTTCCGTTTTATGAGGAGTTTTGGTTAATCTTGTATCTACTGCCATAACTGTATTTATAAACAGAAAAAGGGCTAGAAATTAATCTAACCCTTTTTACTTGTTATAACCTTTAGCTAGTCTTTTTAGCTTCGTAAAGAGCCTTCATGTCTTCTACTGTATGCTCTTGTACATTTACCTTCATGTTTTCTGCATCTAAATAACGTTTTAGACTTAAATTTACACCCTGAGCAAAATCATATGCATCTCCGTGTTCTCTTGGTTCTACTTCTCCAATGTTATCTGGTGTATTCGCCCATTCATTTAATTTTTCTTGAATAGCTGTTTCACTAAGTCCTGCATTTTTAAGTAGTGTAATTAGTTGTGTTGTATCCATTGTAGGTGCTTCTGAAATCTCTTGTTCTTGCATCTTGCCATGAGTTTTACAAGGAGTTTCTCCACATCCGCAATTCTTTTCTGCTTCCATTTGGATATCATCGTCTAGTTTATGTGCAGTATCTTTTTTCATTGTAGTTTTGTGCATTTTACCACCAAACTCAAATGTGTCTTTGCCCGCACGTGCCGCTGCCGCCGCTGCTTGATTGAAAGCATTTTCTTCAATCTCTGCTTCATCAATTTCTGCTTCTTCCATGTCGCCTACTAGATCATGGTGTCTTTCAAAATCTGAAACAAAATCTTCAAGTTGGTCTCCACTTAGGTAACGCACTAATTCGTCAATAAGGACTTTGTGTGCGCCATCTGCTTCACCACCTGCAAATTCATCTTGCATTCTATAAAAACCTGAAGCAGAATCACCTACTGCTTCTTCCATATCGTCTTCTTTCATGGAACGCTCTTCCATTGAATCTGGAACGCCATTGCCGTTTTCATCTTTCCACCAGCTACCTGTTTCATCATCACAATCATGTGAACAATCTGTAGTTGGTTGATGCATTGTGTCGCCACAGTCTTCACAACTGTAGTCTGATGCATTTAGTTGTTCTGCTTCGTCTACATGACCCTGAGTTTCTTCAAAGCCAGCAAGTTTTAAAATTCTGTCTAAATCACTCATTGTCTTTTTCCTTTTCTTTTCTAAGTTTTAACAATTCTTGTACAAAACTGGTATTATAGTTATCTCCATAATAATCATCAGTTTTTACTTTATCTGCTTCACTATAATCTGAATCGTTTAATTTACTATCATTTTTTTCCATGTCATACTCTGATGATTCTTCTAACATGTCGATATCTTGTTCATGCTCGCCTCTTACTTTAAATACACCATCTTGTAATCCTAGCATGTTTTGAATTTCAGTTTTAACCTGATATCCACTTACTGGTAAGTTTGTTTCAAACTCATACATAAAAACTTCATAGCCTTTGTGGCTAGGAAAGTCTTTTGGTGTACTTTGTAGTATTGTCTTCTTCACAGCACCAAGTCCTTTTGAGTCATATTTCATTAGGTGCTTCTCAATGCGATCACATTGTTCATCCGTTAATTCATGGATAGTTTTAACTCTAAATTTCCATGTTTGTTTTGATTCTGCTAGATAGTTAATAAAACTTTTCATTATAATTCTCCGTAATACTATTTATCGTTTTTGTCCATTTTGTTCATTATTTCTGCTAATAATTCACTTCTGCTACCAATAACTTTGCCTTCTGCAATGTCTTGATCTTGTGATCCACCGTTCTCTCTGTTTTTATTTTGAATGTATGCTTGTGCTTTATCTTCATCTACATCAAGTCTACGCTGTCTCATTTGTAGTTCAATCATTTTTAATTTTTTATCCATTTTTGCTTGTTTGGCTTGTAATGCGGCACTAATCATTTTACTAGCACTATCAAAAATTGGAGCTGCATGTCTATCTTCTACACTTTTTCCTAAGTCTACTAAATCCTCAAAAGTTTCCATAGCTTTTGCGGCATATGCATCCATTTCTCTGTCAAGCTCTTCTAGTCCTGTTACTGCTGGTAATGCAGAATCTGTACGTTCAGCAATAGACATTTCCCCTTGATACTCTGCAATTTCGTTTTCTAATTCTTCAATTGTAGGCTCTAATTCTTCTTCTTCCTTAGGCAACATATCTTCTATGTCAGGAAGTAAGTTTAATGTTTCTTCAAGCTTCTTAGTCATTTTCTTTTACTCTTTCTGCGCTTGGGTTTACTATTTTTAGGTCTATTAAATATCTCATTTTCTGTTATTACTCTAAAACCTAATCCTTTGGCATCACACCATGCTCTGGCGGCTTGCCATTTTGCATGATTGACTACTGCAGCTGCTTTTTCTGATTGTGTTTTGGCTTCACCTAAAGTTTGTTTACTAGGTTTAATTTCTACCATCTCAGCACGATCATTACCTTTGGTATCTTTATATACCATTAATATATCAGGAACATATGTAGTTGTCTTACCTGTTAATGGGTTGCGATACGGAATACGATGCGTTTCGCTTCCCCAACCAATAACACTAGGATGATTATCACACATTCTAAAAACAGCAAGTTCCCAGCCACTTCTATACCTTGGCGCTCTTTTACCTATGTATTTATTTGGATTTTTGACCTCATAAAGACCTTGCATAAACTTTGCCATGTTTATCTGCTCTTTATATCATAACCTTCATACGTAAAGGTCAGTCGATATTGCACTAGACCTGTGTCGCTGTAATCTAATGTATCTGAATCTATGTTTGATATTATTGGGTTATATATTTGAATTATATTGTCATCATCAGAAGAATTAGTACGTTCTATAAAAAAAGTTCTTATATAATTTTTACTGCCTTGCAGTTTAAAGCCTTTACCGTCAACAGTATGTGATATTATATTTGGCGTGTTCATTGGACCGCCATAGTAGTATGCCGTGTAGCTTTTTAAAAAGTTTTCTATGGCTGCATCTCTTGTGTCGTATACTGTAAGAATTACAGGGTTATAATCAACGCCTGTTTGTACTATTTTTTTCTTATTATAACTATTTAGAGTTTGTACCCTATTAGTATAACTTGGCATAACTACACTTGCTACACGGCGTAAATCTACTGTTCCTTCAATTGTATCTAAACTACAAGTGAAGTTAAATTTGTTTCTAGGCACAGCTGAAATCGTACCAATCGTATCTTGTCCATACAATTTATGTGCTTGTGTGCCTAGAGCCATTTTGTTATCCTATCTTGGATTAAGTTGTCGCGCCGTCGTCTGCAGTTCCTCTAAACCCATTGCTTAGTGTGTCACCACTTCCATTTATTATATGCTCAGCGTGGTCATAACGGATAGTTGCCGTTACTTGTACCATGTCTGATGTAGCATAGTTTAAATCACCATATGCAACATTTTGTAGGTAACAACCTTTTAATTCCCATTTATCAAAAGCGGTTACAACAGAGTTACCGTTGCCACCATCTAATGTTTCAATTATCATTTCAAACTTGTATGATGAACCTGCTGTGGCGCTTGCTTGATCTGCATGATCAACTTGCCTGTTAAGTTGTCCACCTAATTGTTTGATAACTTCTGATGTCATGTCATCACGCATTGTTAGTGTTAGTGTTTCCCAAGTGTGCTTACCCGCAAGATACATTTTTGAGTTATATGAATCAACAACGACTTCTTCGTGAGTTAGGCTTGGTCTTGATACACTAATTACGTTTTGTGTTACAACATCTGAATTTACCTCATTGCCCAGTCTTGTGAATGTGACACGGAAACGATATTGTAGTTTTGGCATAAGAGTTGTACCTGACACGCTGCCAGTAGGTACGCCAAAGTTTGTAATTACAGCCATTTTTAATTTCTCCTTGAATACTATAATCTAATAGTAATTTGTTCTATATGTATTTATGCAAAAAGGTAAAAAAATTTACCAGTCATAGAAAAGGCTGCAATTAATGCAGCCTATTCTGTTTATTTTATATGAATTTATGCTAATTCGCCTGTGTTAACAATACGAATTGGTATGTAAATAAATTCTGCAGATTTTGTAGGCTCAATTGCTACATCTACATAAAACTCATTTGCATCAACTCTTGCAGGTGTGTTGTTAGTTACATCACACACTACTGCAAAATCGTAAATACCACGTTGCTTAAGAATGTTTGCTAGGAAACCTTCAAAAGTTGATTTAGCATTTGCACGTGTTGTTTCGTCATTAGCTTCAAATAAGAATGGTCTTGCAATAACTGCAAAACGTTCTCTTAGATATGCTGTTAAACGAGCAACGTTTACACGGTCAAGTGCGCTTGCTCCTGCATGTAGAGACTTTTGGCCAAATACAACCACACCATCTGTTGGGAAGTTTGCAATTGGGTTAAGTTTCTTTTCATACATAGCATCACGAGAACCTTGTGTTAATGCTACTGGTACAAATTCATCTTCTGCATTTAAGTAGCCTACGTTTGCTGCGTTTTGTACTACACCACGTGTTAGGCCTGCTGGTGCAAACCACTGAAAACTTACATTATCATTATATGCGAATGTGTATAATGCTATGTGTGATGCTGGTGCTACTACGCTGTTGCCTGATACTGGGTCAGTAGCTAGTGAACTTGGATAATATGCTGCTGCATATGTGTTCTTTGTTACTAGTCCATCTTCGCCATTTTCAACTGCGCCGTTGCCTTGGATCCAGGATACTGCATCTGTTGGATTCATACGTAGTGGCGAGTCAACAATAATAAATGCTGTTTCATCTCTATCACTGTTTAGTGCTACCATTTCATCCATTAGTTCTGGATAACCTGGAGCTGCAATTAAACGGAAGTTAACTGTATCTTCACGTAGTTCTGATCCTGTTGCACTTGCTTGCATCGCTGTTACTACTACTCTACGCTGAGCATGACGTCCAAAAGAACCTGCGCCACTAGCTTGGTTTCCTGCGTGGTTACGCCATTTCCATGCTGTGCCTAGGCTTGAATCATACATACGTACTGTACCGCCTGAACGACACATGTTAATACCTGTTGTACCAACTGGGTGTAGTAGAGGATTTGGTGCACCTGCTAGTAATGCAGATTCAAATACACCTGCTGATGTATCATTTGCTGTAATATCACCAAACACAACACCGCCTGATGTTGTTTGATCTGTATTATCTTTTAGTACCCATGCACTACCGTTATCTCTGTAAATTACAGGATATCCGTTAGCGTCTGTATCTACCCAATAGTTGCCTGCATTGCCTGCACTTGGTGCTGCTGTAGCATACGTAACATTTGTTACACGCTTCCATTTTTGTACGCCACTATCTGTACCAACTTCGTAAATTGCTAGTTGATTTAAATCTGGGTCAAACCACATTGTGCCATCTGTTGCGGCACCTGTTGGTTCTGCTGTTTGAGCTACAATTGTTAGGTTTCCCCAAGCACCTGATTCATATGATTTTAGAACAAGTTTTGATGCTTCAATTTCTAATGTTAAATCACCGTCTTGTAATGTACGTGCTATAGACGCTGTACCATCTTGGAATGTATCTGATGTTGTACCTGCTGGATCTGTTGCCATTGCATAGTTAATTGGGTGTGCAACAAATATACCAGCCATATTTTCAGCAATGCTTATACTTACACCACTACCTGGTTTTGTTGTTTTAACCCAAATATCACCCACACTTGGTGATGCTGGTTCACTATAATGCGGTGCAAATGTAGGCGTTTCAGCTGTCCATGAACCACTAGCTTCTTTATAGTATTCAATTCCTGTTGACCCTGATGCCGCTGCAATTGCTACTAGATATCCATCTGTAACTACTGCCGCTGATGGTGCTGAACCATCTGTTATTTCTACTGTTGGTGTTACTGCAACCCAACCAGTTGCTGTATATTGGAACATACCCCAATTACTTGCTGAAGGGTTTAGCCAATAAGTTCCATTTGCTGCAGGACCTGTTGGTTCTGCTGAAAGTGGTCTTAATGCTCCTAGATCTACATTTGCACGTACAATGTATGCACCTGCACTTTGGCCTAGAAAAGAATATGCAGCTAATAAACCGTAATCGTTTGTTTCATCACCCTGTTGTACTGTTCCACTAACTGTACGGAAATCACAGTTACCGAAGTACTGTGTTAGTTCTCTTTGTGATGTTACAAGGACTGGTTTGCCTGCATTTGTTGATTTTGTAAATTTCGCAATGCCATCTGCTTCTGTACCTGTAGGATCAATTTTATCCTGGCCTGTAGCAATAAAAAGCATTGGTACAGTACCGGCGCCAGCTGGGCCATATACTGATTCGTCTGTTACTGTTACCTGGACGCCAGGCGAGACAAGATTTGCCATGTTTAGACTCCTTACTTAATAATCCATTTTCGTTTGGATGTTTGTTTTATCTAATGGTATTTATTTAAGATACGTTAAAACAGGGCAGTTATCGACATATTTAATTCAAGAAGTTTACTAATTGGTCTACATTAAATTCTAGCTCTTGTAAAGTGCCATTGTTGTCTATAGTATAGTCTGACATCCACTGTTCTAGGCTCATACTATCTGTAGATTCTGGAGGTAGATGCAAGGATCTGTCTACCCATATTACATAATCAAATACACCGGTATTTTGCATTGCAAAAAATTCACGTTTATTTCTTAAGCCACAATAAATGTCATATTCTTTAAACATTTCTCGACCAAGAGTTGCTGCGTCTGGATTATTGTAATCGCAAATAGCGTTATACCATTCAGCACGATGATTATGCCTATCAGCATAACATTGCTCCTCATCTTTATAACTGTATTTGTCTTTTAAATTATTATATATAAAAAGTTTACTACAAAACTTACTACTGCTCTCGAAAGTATAGTTATATTTGTCTCTTAATATTTCACAAACAGTATCTTTTCCGTGTCTACCATGTCCTATGACCAGCAGTTTAAACTTTTCCATATATATTCCTAACTGTAATTATATATACAATTATATACGATTATATACGATTAGTCAATCTAATTATCCTATTACAAACCCTAGGCCAGCAGACCCATCCATGTATAATGTAAGCTCTTGTTCTAACTTATCCATGTCAGCCTGTGCATCAGCCCTTAATTGGTCTGCGTTCATTGTAGTACCACCCTGTGGTCCTGCAATCTGTGTAAACTTGCCACGTGCTTCTGCTATCATAAGTTTTGCATGACATAATGCATAATCTGCTACCCATGGTCCACTGTAAGTATCTTCTACAATTGCCTCATCAGGCTTATAATTATAAGCATGTAATATAACAGTATCATCTGCTCTAATTTGTCTTTGAATAATAAGTCTATTATCTCTAGGGCGCCAAGTAAACATTAGTTCTGCACCGAATAGTCTACCCATTGTTTCTCTGTTTTGTTGTAGGAAGTCATATGTAGACATCCCACCCTGTCTACTAGAACCTAGAAGATAAGTGTTTATATATGCTGCTTGGAATGGTTCAATATTAGCACCTGTGCCGCTACTAATACCGCTAGTACGTCTATAGATATCTTTGACTTCTACTACTTCTTTAGGGAGAGTATATTCACTTGTACCGGCTGTAAGTTCTAAAACAATAAAACTTTCTTCTACAGAGTTTTCCGCTCTTTGCCTATACCTTTGTAAACTTTTCTTAATAGCCAGCTCATAATGTTCTGGATCTAGTTCAACGTCTACCATACCTCCGCCTAAACGAAGTTCGATTTCTTTTTGTAGTTTAGAAACTGCACTCATAATATATCTCCTACTACTATTTAGCAGATATACTATTTTACATAATGCTTAATTTCTCTAACTATATCAATAGCTCTGTCCAAATCCTGATCTGGTAGTTTTTCTAAATTTGGCAGATTTTGTTCTATTAGATCGTCATAAAAGAAAACATTATCATCTGAAGGATACAGATAATGTATTCCAAGTTCAGGTGCAGGTTTATTTTTGACCAAGTCTCTAACATTTTTAAGATATTCCCCTCGCATTTGAAAATATGTGTATTGTTCTACATCAAATACAACGTATTGTCTATAAACTTTATCTTCTACTTTATATGCAGTGATATGGTCCAGGTCTAAAATTTGCCCTTTACAGTATCCATTTACTACGCATCCTGCATGTAAAATTATTCCCTTTTTTATTCCATTACAATCCAAGGTGTTTACTGCAATATCAAAGTCATCTCTATCTTCAAACAATACAAAGTTTTTAAATCCATGATACTTTAAACTTGTCATAGTCAAGTCAGCTAGGAATAATTCTAATTCAAATGTCCTACATTCTGTTTCATTGTCTTTGCAGTCAATAATTATTCCAATAGGATCATCTCCTGGATTAAGTAGAACTTCTGGATCTACATCACTGCGTCTTAAATTTATCATGATTTTGTTGCCTTAAGTTCTAAAATACCGCCATAATTACTATATCGTTATTTAACCTACCATTCATTTTTGTTTCAGTAGTTTTGATAGTAGCAAACATTTTCTCTGTCTTAGCACGTGATGACTTCTTAATTGTTGGTAAGAACTCGTTGGGCTTACGTATAGTACGTTGTATACTTCTATTTTCGTCAAATCCTAGTATAGTAGTACCTTTTACATTAAATCCACTTCCTGGACGACCTAACCCTTTAGGATCTACACTACTTGCATAATACATTCCTAATTTACGAGTTTTACAATTAAACACTACTGCAATATTTGCTCCTATTAGCTTGGCTGGTGGAACACTTGCAATACCGTAAGTTGCATCGCTAAGTTTAAACTTTACATTTTTTGTAATATCTTCAGGACTCTTAATTTTTACTTTGCGAGGCTTACGTGTAATTTTTGCTTCTTTCTCAATAATATCACAAGCTGATACAATCTTTTGAAACATTTCTAAAAATAATTTAGCTTCTGCTTTAGACAGATGACTGTAACCTTCTTTAAGTTGATCTAAAAAGTCCAATTCCTTCTCTGTCATTTTTTTCTTTTGTGCAGGTGTTGGAGGATTGAGTAGTTCAACATATTCATTAAGCTCTGCAATATACCAATTTCGAATGATACGTGCATGCCCTGGCTTTGCATTTAATTTACGCAAGATGTTTATAGGTTCAAACTTCTTAAGGAGTGTTTTATCTGGATTTCTGCAAAAGTCGTCTACAAATTCTTCAATAGACTCAGTCATGCCTCCGCATGTATCTTGCAATCGTTCTTTAATTGAAGGAACATATACATTTTTCTTCTTACTATCCTCAACCTTTTTTTCTTCTATAATATCTTTACCAATATCAATAGCTGTATCAATTTTAGAAATAATCCATTCTGTCATAGGCGTGATACTACCACCAGTGCCTGCACATGATTGCCAATAATCATCTTCTTTTTGATTGAAATCAGGACAACCGTCTAATAGCATTTTACATCTTACACCAAGTACTTGCTCATGTTTAATTGCTTTTTTAGCACTCTGAATATCCTGTTTAGTATATTCATTTTCACGCATCCATTGAAAGCACCATTCAATAGTATCAGTATGCTTAAAGTTCCTATAATAGAAATCATTTACAGACATCTTTAACCGATGAAATTCGACACCGTCTAATTTTTCCCAATTGTCAAAACTAGGTGCCATAATTTTTTTATTACCACGACGTGGCGATGTTGTTTTTTTACGTTTTGGTGCTGCCATAACTAACTCCTATCTGTTATATTGCCATACTAATACCTAAAATAGAGTATGTCAAGCCTTTTCTTTTCTTAAACTTTCCAAACCACCTTTTACACGCTCTGGGTAATCTCCCAAATATGAGCCTGCAACTAAGTCCCCTTTACTTATAAGATGCTTATGAAAATGCTCTATATCGTCCCAAATTTCTATCATAGTCTTGCCCATTTCATCAAAAAAGGCATCGCTAAAAATAGGGTCATCTTCTTTATAATATGCATATGATGCCATAAGATAATATGGAACCATCATGTTTTTATTTTCTACAAATAATTCTGCAGCATGTTGATCTAATATCACAATATTATCCGGTGCTAGTGTATTTGCGTGGAAGGTTTTGGCAACTATGCGATGGATCAGGACTAATCACTTCTATACAATTTCCGTTTATATCCCAATTAACATGTGGCATATTAAGAATTGTATTAATACTAAACGCAATCATACCAATTATTGCAAAACAGCATATAACTACCGAAATATGTTGTATTGGTTTGTTTAAAATACCTACTTCCATAATTAAGATCCTGTTACTAGCGAAAGAGAACCATCGTCTTGCATTTCAAAGTTCTCAATATAAGAATGATGTGTTCCGCTTTGTTTAATACAACTATCAGCAGCCAACCATAATGACTTAATCGATCCGTTTACTGCCCATGAACTAACTTGTACCATTGAGCGTTTACCGCCATCTTCTAAGTCTTTATAAATCTCTTCTGAAGTAGCATCTGCACGTATAAAATCGTATGTAACTTTTCGCATACGATCATTAAACATTTTAGTATCTAGGCTAATTGTACCTGCGTCCCAGATGCTCCAAACGCTATCAACATTTAGTTCTTGACGCAAGTCTTCAAAATGTTCAATGCATAACATGTCAGTGTCAATATCTTCAAACTGTACATCTTCCATTGCAATTGTTTCTGCACTAACATCTTCAAATTTTACGGCTGTATCAAACATATTTGCTCCTGTTTTTTAACTTACTCTTATACTATAAAGCAAAAGGTATTGGTTGTCAAGAAAAAACGCAAGAAAGGTTTCCTGCGTTTTCAATGGGTTATAATTTTTTTATGTTGGAGGACGTACTGTACCACCATAATTTTTTACTTGATCGTCTAAATCTTCAAAGTATTTAAACCCTTTATGTAAAACCCTATGTATACAATTGTTATCAAATAGTGAATGTATTTTACTATTGGTTACACTATCATCTATGAATAAACTTATATTTCCCAAACCCTCAGGGGGATCGCTCAATACATGTTTATGAAGGATTTCCTCAGTTGTACTTTGTTTAAAACGTTTCTTATACAAGGCACTATTAACTCCAAATACTATATCCATAAATTCTGGAACACCATTTGTAATTCTTAAGTCTTGTGCGGCTAACACACATAAATCTGGATCTGTACCTTCATAATTATTTAGATCATTTAATATATTAAGAATAAGCTGTGGATGATGTGGGACAATATCCCATCGCATTTTAACCACAAAATCATAATCATAATTTTTATAAACAAACTTCAAACCTTCTATCCAATGGTAGTATTGTGCTATTGTATTCCACGGATAATCTTTATCTTTAAGTTGTTTGTTATTAGATATAATTCTAGCTGTTTCATATTGTAATTCACTACGAAATCTATTACCGTAAAAGTCTACAAGTTTTATAGATTTAAAAAACTCTCTGTTTTTTATAGGGGAACAATGTTGCCAAGTAATACCATAAAAATCTACATTAAAATCAATAAGGTTATTATCAATAAATTCCACAGTGTTTTTCCATACATCACTTACTGTACTGTATTTTTGTGGAATATATTGATTTTTTTCAACATTAGACGAATCCCAAGTTCTAGTTTCGCCACAAAATAAAAATGCTATTTTCATTATTTTTCTATCTGACGCTCAAACTCTCGTAGACGTTTATATACACTTGCTAGTTCAATAATAGTAGGCCATGCTTTAAGTATATATTGCATTGAACCTTCTACTCTTCCAAATGCACGAATAATTTGTTGCATTACGCCTAGTGTAATTGCACCTGTTACAATTGCTGGTGCTAAGAATACATAAGCACTTAACACATTTGCTTGTAAATATGCAATACGCCCGATATTAAAGTATAGATAACGAATATAACTTTTAAAATGTATACTACGTACATCTACAAATAATTCATCAATGGATTTAGGACGTATAGTATTATCGTCTTCTGCAATAACAAGTATCTTACGATATGCTGCTTCTTTTTTCTGTAAGTCATATTCAACACCTACTAATCTAAGAAGCCAACCTAGTCCAACTAAGAATAATGTGCCACCAATACTCCATATAAGAGCACCTGTAACAAGACCATATTGCCAATCACCAAAGAAGAAAATTGTAAGTCCTGTACTAAGTCCTAGTAGAATTGGAACAAATTGTACAAGTATCATAATGGCTTCTATAAAACTAGTTCCTAGACCTTCCATAATTCTACTAAATTTAATGGTGTCCTCTTGTACACGTTGCGCTGCACCTTCTATTGTACGTGCTTTATCGTATACACTATGATACCATTCTACCATTGCTGTTCTCCAACGGAATAGGTAATGAGCAGTAAAGTAGCTTACCACTACTGCAATAGCAACATAGATACTTGCCAAGTAGATAAAGTCAATTAAACTACTCCAATATTCAGTCATAGTAATTGCATTAGGTGAAGCCAATGCTTTTTGAATCATATCATAAAACTGGCCAAACCATTCATTGATTTTTACATCAATTTCAACTTGAACCCATAGTGATCCTAAAATGATAGCTGACCCTAGCCAACTCCATAACCACCAATCTCTATTCTTAAAAAATCTAAACATAATATTTCCTTTTCTATTAAGTATGTATATAATTACTTATCTAATGAAAACATACACTGTGTCGTATAAATACACTATATAGGATAAAAAGTATGCCCAGACTCTCTCTTTATAAACCTTTCAAAGGTAATGACTTTAAATTTATGGATAGAACAATCCGCGAGCAATTTGACATTGGTGGCGTAGGTGTTCATATTCACAAATACTTAGGTCCTAGACCTAGTGAAGGAGGAGACCCAAGTGAGCCTAATTATGGTAGTGGATTAGATCTTGACAATATTACAGGACAAGAAAACAATCCAGAGGGACTTATAGACGAAACAAATATACAAGACCTGCTATTCATGGAAAACAGAGATCGTAAATATGATCCAGATGTTTTTGAATTGCGTGGAGTGTACAATGTTGGTGACAATGACTTTGACTTAACACAATTTGGATTATTCCTTACAAACGATACACTGTTTATAACATTCCATACAAACGATATGGTAGAAAAGTTAGGCAGAAAACTAATGCCAGGTGATGTTTTAGAACTTCCCCATCTTAGAGACGAGCTATTATTAAGTGCAGATAAAGAAGCAATTAATAAATTTTATGTAGTTCAAGATGCAAGTAGAGGTAGTGAAGGTTTTTCACAAACTTGGTATAGTCATATCTGGAGAGTAAAGGTTGCACCATTAACAGATACACAAGAATACGCAGATATACTTGGTACTGCTGAAGATGCAGATAGTCTTAAAAATAAAATTAGTGCATACAAAACAGAACTTAATATCAGTAATGCTATTGTTGAAAGTGCAGAAGAAGCTAACCCTATTGGGTTACCATTGGCTGAACATTTATTTGGATCTAATGAGCCAGAGAATGAGTATGACCATGGCGAAACATTGGAACAAGGTGATCAGTTTCCAATTACTCCAAATGATGGTGATTATTTTGTGAGGACTGACTTTAATCCAAATAGACTATTTGTTTTCCGTGGAAGCCGTTGGCATAGACTTTATGATAATGTTAAAACAGATACTTGGAGTGATAGAACATACAATGCAAGTAGCTTTATTAATAATGAAAATACTACAGTTGTTGATAATAAAGAATTCTCTGAACGACAGGCACTGTCAAAAATTGGCACTAGCAAATCAGATACAATTAGTCCAGGAAGCGATTTTGAATGACCCAATATTTTTATGACAAACAAATAAGAAGATATATTCAACAGTTTATAAGATTGTTTAGTGGATTCAATGTACAGATGGGTACAGATGATACAGGACTTCCTATATTCCAAAAAGTACCTGTACGATATGGTGACATTAATCGTATGGCTGCACATATTACAAGAGAAAATTCTGAGAACGTTGTAAATAGTGTTCCTTTTATTAGTTGCTATGTTACAGATTTGAGTATGTTACCTGAACGTAGAACTTATCAAGATCATGTAGACAAAATAAATGTATTTGAAAAAAAGATAGATGAGACTACAGGCGAAACTTTAGACGATGTAGGCAGTAGATATACTGTAGAACGACACGCACCAGTTCCTTATAATCTTACAATGAGCTGTGATATTTGGACATCAAATACAGATCAAAAATTACAACTATTAGAACAAATACTAGTACTATTCAATCCTACACTTGATGTTAGGACATCAAGCAATCCAGTAGATTGGAGCGCATTGAGCCATGTAGAAATGACAAATACTACTTGGAGTAGTAGAGCAGTTGGATCAAGTATTGATGATATTATAGATGTAAGTAATATAACCTTTGCATTACCAATTTTTATTAATCCACCAGCAAAATTAAAACAACAAAAACTTATTCACACTATAATAAACGAACTATATAATTTGGATGATGAGAACTTAGATTTATTCGAATCAAAACAACTATTTGACAAAACAACATTGGAATATACAATAGTAACATATGAAGACAGAAAACTTAAATTTGAAAATAACAAGGCATATCTATTAAACCAGTTAGGGACAAGCCAAGATTTAGAAAATGGCGGAAACTTAAATTGGGAAGTTGATTTAGAAAATTTCAATACTTTAAGACCTGGAATTAGTCAAATACGTTTAAGAAAAGATAATAATCCAGGTAATAAAGACAATGACATAATAGGAAGATTAGATTTAGATCCAAATAATACAAATGCGTTGCTGGTAGATATTGACCCTGCAACATTGCCAACTAATACACTTACTGCAATAAATGGTGTTTTAAGTCCACAATCAAGTTATCCTGGAGATGGTAATGTTCCTCTACCAACACAAGGACAAAGATATCTACTATTAAATGATATTCCAGAAAGTACATCTTGGAGCCAAGCAGTTGCTTATAAAAATGATATTATAGAATATAATGGTGCTAATTGGATTGTAAGTTTTGATCATACTAACTCAACACCACAATATGTTACAAATACATCAAGTGGAGATCAATTAGAATGGAATGGTAAAGAATGGGTAAATAGTTTTGAGGGTGTTTACAATCCAGGTTATTGGAGATTATATCTATAAAATGATTAGAGCAAGCGGATGCATTTTTCTTAGTGTTGACTCTGGTAGAGTTATGCTACAATTAAGAAGTAATAGGGTTACACATCCCAATACTTGGGGATTTTTTGGTGGCAAAGGGGAAAATGACGAACGTCCTATAGAAACACTTTTAAGAGAAATACAAGAGGAATTAATGATGACTCCTGATATTTTGCGAATTATACCAGTGAATAAATTTACTGCTACAAATAGAAAATTTGAATATAACAGTTTTGTAATTACAGTTAGTAAGGAGTTTTGTCCTCCATTAAATTCTGAAAGTGCAGGTTATTGTTGGGTTAATATTGGCCAATGGCCACAACCTATACACCCTGGTGCTAGAGTGCAATGCAAGAGTAAAGAATTCATGAAAAAAATAAAAACCATCCAGGAGCAATCAAGCATCCTAGATGGTCAAAATAGCATTGTAATTACTGCTTAAGGTGTAATACGTTTTTTCATACTTGCAACAAATTGTTCACGCAACCATTCAAAATCATTAATTTTGTTTAGTGCTTCAACATCATCTGCATGTTCTTCACCATATGCTTTTCCTTCTAATGCACCCTTAATACAATAGCGGCCAAAACGTTCGCCAGTATCAACTGTGGTCCATGTTTCAAGTCTATCTATTGTTTCTTGCTTAGGAGTTTCGCTTTGTTGAATTCCACTTGACAGTTTTACACATTCACGGAATGCACTACGCCAGGTTCTATATGGATCTTTATTAAACCTTGTGACATTTGATACATTACTAACAGGTTGATAAAAAGATACACCTGCGGTAAAGTCTGGTAAAATATGACCCATTTCTAATAATTGCTCTCTTGGAAATAATTTAATACCACCATATCCATATTCTAGACCATTTATTGGATTTCTAGCACTCCATACATATGTTGTGTTAATACGTTTGGCCATTGGCGGAACATAATCAAAGTGAAAATCTCCCATAATATCTGCATCCGCATCAACAATATATACCATTTCTGTTGCTGATTGTTTTGCACATTCCTTGTGGGCATTGCCAATACCTTCTACATTTTTAACGTGTTTTGCATCTGGAAATCTTTGTTTAAGAAGTTGAAAATTTCTATCTGCTTCTTCTTCATGATAACTAATCATAAACACATCAAAGTCAGCATCATGATAATTAGCTGTAATTTTATTTCTATACTTTCCGTATACAACACCATCTGTTGGTACTAATTGTAAGTCTCCCCAAGTTACAGATCTATTGGTTCTTTTAATAGATTTAGGAAACTCGTGAATATAATTCAGTCCTCTATCTGATGGTCTATAATGCCAAGGAAAATCTGGTCTCATTGTAACGTAATCAACAGCTACCCATACCATTTTACTTTTACCTTGATATTGTAAGGCCAACTTTGCAAGATCATCTGGATCTCTTACTTTAGATTTTGTAGTAATTATAGGATAGCTACCAAATACATGTTTTTTTAATCTATCCCAGGGCGTTACTACATTTTGCCCTTTAAATTCTCTAAATGATTTAGAAATATTAATCATAACAATCGTCCTTTATTGTATATGCCTTCGTTCCTATATGTGCAACTTTTTTACTCAAGTCGTGATCCACATATACTTCATAACCACATTCTTGTGCTTTATTACAGAAATAAATATCTTCTCCAACTAAGTTAGTGTAATCTTCTTTCCATTCTATACTATAAAATGGACGTGGCATTTTTTTATATACTTGTGTATTTACAAGCATTAGGCCACTGCCAATTGCATATACTTCCTCTAATCCTTTTCCACCAAAAACTCTTTTATCTAAATTTTTTGGATCTTTAAAGGCCACCGGTCTATGTGGTTTAACTCTAGTAGAATAATTTCCTGCTACAATGTATTTATTATGATTTAATAATATCTCTAACGTATCAGAAGGAAATTTCATATCACTATCTAGCCATAAAATATGGGTGTGATTGCTGGCTAATATATCGTCAACCAACTGTTGACGTTGCATAGCAACTTCGCTTCCTATATTAAAATGAAGGGTTACATTTACATTTTTCTCGCCACATCGTTTCATCAACATGGCGAGACTGTATGTAAAAACAGAAGTAACTTGATCTCGTACTGGTACACAGATTGCTATCTTTGATGATTTATCAATCTTATACTGATACTGTGGAATAGAGACCATTTAGCTAACTAAATCTTCACCTAGCTCTGCTTCAATCTGTTGGACTGATTCGTTTAATTCTTTTGCAAGTGTTGTTGCTGTTTTAACCGCGGCGGCGAATGCTTCGTCTTCTAATGAAGCCATGTAAGCCATATGCTCAGGTTGTACTTTACCAATTGTTAAAATATCAATTGCAGCTAGTCGTCCTAGCCGTTGTATCCAATACTGTTCTTCTTCAGTTTCAATATTAGCTAAAAGCTCTTCTACATTATTGTCTTTTGCGAAGGCTTCGTATACTTCTTCTAATACTGGTAAGTCTGGATGTTGTTCTGCACGGGCTTGTAGTAAGTCCGACATAAGTGCTTGGGCCTTGCGTCCTGGTGTAGGGTGGGCTCCTAACACAAAAGTTTCGATTTCAAATCTTGTTCTAATGCTCATAGTTATCTCCTGTGTGAGTTTACATTGTTTTGATTATATAAGATGATTATATAAGAAAATGAGACAATGTCAAGATGATTCTTA